AACGATTTATAGCCCAAGAAACTGGGACATTTTTTTGTCCCAGTTTGATGTGCCAGTCTGCTGTAAAAAGAATCATGCAATATTAAACTCATTCTCTAGTGCTTCTTCATCAACATTAGTAGAATTACTAACGCCTTCTCGTACTCTATCGAGTAACTCTTTTTGTGCGTCTGGAGTAGGACGAGGCATAACATCGTCCATAGACTTCAGATCAGCAATGAGTGCAAGCTCTTCTGCATCAAGGGGTCGAGACTTACACTTGAGTACTTGAACTTGGTACTCTACATTATAAGGCAGAGGGCCAGTCTTTACTCGCTTGAACTTAACATCCCAGCCAGTATCTGGATCAGTAGGATCTCCCAGATCTTCTGCGGCAGTCATAATCTGCTCAAACAGCTTCTTCTTGAGATTAAAAACCTTCAGTTCTCCATTATGCAGACACTGCATTGCGTAGCTCCAGCCACACTTCAGATCTGGATAATATTCACGAACCCAATCTTTTTCTTTGTTGTTGAAACGCTCTTCATCTCTGTCAAAAGAAAGACATTCGAGAGGAATATTCTTACCATTCTCACCTTCAATCCAGTAAACGTAACGTGCCAATACGTCGCCTACAAGCCGAACATTATTGTCGCCGTCCTGTGGAACAAAAGTGTTGATAGAACTTTTCTGAGCTGCGCCCTTTGCTTTGTTAAATGTAATTGCCATTAATGTATCTCCTGTTTTGGGGGACTTCCTTCGTATAAAAAATGAACAAGTCCATTCTCTATCTCCAGTAGCCTATTTTCATATATGTGTGGTAGTGTTTCTGCCGGTAAATGTAATAAATCTAAAGTTATTTTATGAGAAGCATAGAAATCAGGAAGAGGCCTAAGAGCAGCAATACCTGTATACACAGCCATTTCTCGAAAAGTAAATTTATATCCATTATATAACAGTCTTTCAGGATGTACTAAAAAACTTGTACCGTCAAAATTCATTTGTGAGTAAAAATACTCTTTTTCATATTTGTTCTTTGGTATTCTTTTTTCAACCAACATTCTAAGGATCCTTACTATGTCAGTAGGATCTCCCGCTGCGGTATTATATATCTTTTTCCAATCGAACAATAACATATTATACTAAAATCTGAGGTAAAAGTCAAGAACTATTTTTCTATACTTGATTGATTCGCCAACCTTGTTTTATGTAGTATCCCATTCTATTTGACGCCTGCTTGCGAGCAGTGTTTCCTTTTAAATGAATATCTACAATTACAGGTGTTTGTTTTCCTTCCCGTTCTCGTATAACTCTTCCGATAAGTTGTGTGAGGAGAGGTTCGTTGTTGATAGGGGTACCGAGTATAAGGACAGATAGCGCATTAACCGAAATACCTTCGCTAAATATTGCTTGAGTACCGAATAAAATATTTTTATTTCCATAATTTATCTCATTTAAAAGATTCTCACGTTCTTCATGAGGAACTTCTCCTGTAACGCATATAGCTTTTTCTCCTGCTAATATCGCACAGTTTTTTAAAAATTGTACTCGATCTGATACAACTAAAACTTTGTGTCCTTTTGCTGCATAAAAACTAGCAAGTAATGATACAGTGTGTATGTATTCTTCATTATTTGCTAGATTCGTTACTCGATTCGCCCACGGTATTCTAGCTCCATCCATAAATCTTATTTCAGATTTTATAATATCTACAACTGGGGTCATGAAATTTTCTTTTGGGGGCTTAAATATTTTTTGACCAAAATAGTCTCGAAATACTACATGCTTTCCATCTTTTCTTTCAATTGTCCCGCTGAGGCCAAGTTTGTATCTTGCATGGTTTGTGTCGATGATTTTGGAAAATGTTGGCGAAGATACGTGGTGCATTTCGTCCAAGATAATTGTTCCAAACATTTTTCGAACTCGATCGATGTTTCTGTAGAGTGTTTGGGTATTACCAACCACAATACAAGAATCGGTGTTAAAAGAACCAGAACCAATAATTCCTGGAGTGATTCCATAGACTTTTTCTACCTCCTTTGCCCACTGATTTCTCAAGGGTACTGTGTGTGTTATTACTAATGTCTTTTGCCCTAATTTTCCTGCTATCGCCAACCCCGTGAAAGTCTTTCCCCAACTTACCCACGCATTGATGATACTATTATCTGTGAGTTCATCATAGACGGCTTGTTGAGATTCGCGGAGTACGTACTGAAAAGAAGGAAAATTAGCAGGAACCATAATCCTCTTGTCAATAATTTCATATTCATCTGGTATTAAATCCGTTCTTCCAATTGGTATGCTTACTAAGTTCTCCCTAACTCTTGCCATATTTTTTATAACAAGAGGAGGGTCTTTGGGATTAGGAGCAGGAACTTTATAGGTCAGTTCTTTACTAAGATGCTCCTTATACTCTGGAGTAACTTCCAAAAGTATTCTATTACTTATGACTGCTTTCATACTTTCTTTCGCTTGTTCTTTAAACACTCAGTAGAATAGTCGTATAAAAGCCACGGCATATTATACATTAATAGAACTCCTGCCCATGTACAATCAGGGTCAGGAGGTCGAGGAATAATAAAAGATTGTTTTACACCATACAAGTGCAGTAGAGAAGCTACTTCTTTTCTAGTTACTTCTTTAATTCTGTAATATTGTATGGGGCACATTTTAGTTTTTTCATATATAAAAACTTTACCATTTGAATCAATAAAATGTTTATCCCGGGATTTAATTAGTCCTAGGTGACTATTTAAAGATTTTTTTAAAACAAATAAGTTTTCATGTGGCGTTTGAAGTCTGCGCTTACCAAGACTGTCTCCTTCCATGTTCTTATCATCAAGAATGTACTCGTCTAGAAAAAGCAGCCCATCTAAGAGCTGCCAGTTTCCGTTTGGTAAGTTAAATACAGGAAAATTAATTCTATCTATATTTTTATATGTTATTATCACAAGTATTGTTTTTCAAACTTGCCCATAGAGTAATCATCCCCTATCTCAAAATCACATCCAATTGGGGCTCCAGGTATAAAAATACCTCTATCCATTTGAATAAGTTCTTGTAGTTTATTACAATATGTATCAATTTCTTCCTCTGGTACTTCGGCAAGAATTGAGTCGTGAACAAGAGCAAAAATTCTTGAGTTTAGTTTCTCACTCTTTATAAATGCATTCATATCTATAGCACCTAAGAGGTTAATATCAGAAGCAGCAGACTGCACCAAAAAATTAAGACCACTCCTAATGCTATGAGATTTGATACCTTTGTCTTCTGAAGCGACATTTGGCAATCTCCTTTTACGTCCAAAGTAACTATATGTAAATCCATTTTGTTCAATAAATTTTTGATTAGTTTCAATCCAAGACTTTAATTTATGAAAAGTCTTAAAGTAATCACTAATTACTTCAGAGGCTTCTTGCTTGGAAAAATATTTTCCACTGTCTTTTGTAACTTGCTCACTGATCTTTGCGGGCCCTGCGCCATACATAATACCAAAGGTAACGGCTTTAGCTGCTTGTCGTCGATCGGAATATAACTCTGCTACTTCTTCCACTTGGCAGGGTAGCCGAAATACTTTATGTGCAATTGTACTATGAAAGTTTCCGCCGGAACGAAAAACATCCATCAATGCTTCATCTTTTGCAAGAACTGCGGCAACATATACTTCTGCAGTAGTTAGGTCCATTGCAACTATCTTTGACCCCGCTGCGGCTTTAATACATCCTTTTACCGCAGGATTATCTCGAGGTAGCTGTTGCATGTTCAGTTTACCGCTAGAAGAAAGTCGGCCACTGGTTGTGCCATGCAAGTTAAATCCTGTACGCAAACGAGAATCTCTATCTAGTTGGGGTATGATTTTATCCAAATAAGTATTCTTGATTTTAGATTTTTGTCGTATATCTAAAATCAACTGCGGAACTCCTGATTGTGAAGATAACTCTTTTAGTACTTCAGCATCTGTTGAGTCTGCTCCCGTCCCTGTCTTTTTACCTGTAGGGTTAAGCCCTAGAAAATCAAACAGTAACTTTCGTAACTGAAGTGTACTGTTTGGATTAAATTCTTTTCCTTGTATCTGCTCAAACTTTCGTACTCTATCGTCCTCGTATAACTTTGTTATTGCAGT